CGTTGTCGGAAGAATAAACGACTACGCAGACATCGGATTTGTAAGCTACGCAGAGGAATTTGACGAAATTTAGCGATTTTAAGAGCTAAACGGAGTATACATAAAAACATATGTCACTGTATGTCACTGCTTGTCACGGCATCACCCTGCGAGAAATGATGAAGTTGAGAAAATGCCCGAATTCGGACTTTGCCTTGTCTTCACATATGATAGTAAACTTATACCACGGCAATCAAACGAAAGGAGGGCGGACATGCCTAAAACAGAAGCGCAGCTGATGGCGGATTCCATAATACGTGTGTACGGCAAAGCTTATTTCACATTCGGTGATGTAAGCGAGATCGTCGGCTGCGGTAAAAACACGGTAGGCGCACTATTCCACGATGCGGGGATAATCGTAAAACGCGTGGGCAGAAAAAAGCTCGTGAGTGCCCTCGACATCGCAGAAGTAATGACATACGAGCGCATAGCGCCGATAGACAACACCACACGGGTGTGTCTGACAGACAAGGAGGCACGCACACATGACATTAACGATTAAGCGCATACGCGGCGCACTGTCAGTCATAAGCTTCTGCGGGTTTATGCTCGCAATCGGCAGCGCGGGCGCGGTTGACTGCGATACTATACCGCTGTGGCAGGGCGCGGCGCAGGCGGCGTTAGGGCTGGCGATGTTCGCGGGTTCGGCGTACGTGCGGGGGTACGTGAGATGATGAAGCCGGAGAAGCAAAAAGAGTATTCGCGCAAATATTACCAAACGCACAGGGACGCGCAACGCGAGTACAGCCGCCAATACTATCTGGCGAATCGGAACGCGATTCTCGCACACCAACGCCGTGTCTACGCCGCTAAGCGCAAAGCGAAAAATGCGAAGCCGCCTGAGTTGGAGACTCAGACGGCAAGCGGTAAGCATGAGAATTAATCAGATCGAAAAACAAATAAGATACTGCTATTGTAGCAGTGCGGAAAGGACTTGTCAAGCATGAGAGTAATAATTAAGCGACCGGGCGAACATCCGGAGATCACAGAGATCGAGAACACTGCGGATGCTTTGCAAGCGGCTGTCGGCGGACATGCAGTAATGGTCGGGTTCGACGGCGACACCTACATTGCGTGCAACTCGGATGATTTTCACGAGAGGCTGTTGTATAACGACAGGATCGACGATTTTACTGCGTTTGTGCATCCCGCGTTGTTCGTTGGGATGCGATGCGAGGAGTTGTGCGGCTTAGACGACCACACCGCAGACAGTATTATGGGGGTGCTGTGATGGTGAAAATAAACACACTGGAAATCGAAAATGTCAAGCGCGTTCGCGCTGTTAAGCTGGCGCCATCTTCAAATGGGTTGACCGTCATCGGTGGCAGAAACAACCAGGGCAAAACCACAGTGCTTGACGCAATCGCATGGACGCTTGGCGGCAACAAATACCGCCCGACATCCGAGCAGCGTGACGGTTCCGTTATACCGCCCTTTACTCGCATAGAACTCAACAACGGAATCGTGGTCGAGCGAAGCGGCAAGAATGGCAGCCTGAAAGTTACAGACTCCAATGGCAATAAAGGCGGTCAGCAGCTGCTCGATAGTTTCGTAGAACAGTTTGCGCTCAGCCTGCCTAAATTTCTTAACGCGTCGAGCAAGGAGAAAGCGGATATTCTGCTTCGCATTATAGGCGTTGGTGACCAACTGTACGAACTGGAACAGCAAGAAACTGACGTGTACAATCGTCGTCACGCCATCGGGCAGATAGCCGACCAGAAGAAAAAACACGCCGCTGAACTTCCGTATTTCCCGGATATGCCCCGCGAGTTGGTACCGGCATCAGAATTGATACGCAGGCAACAGGACATACTTGCCAAAAACGGCGAAAATCAACAGAAGCGGAGCCGGTTGGCAGAGTTAGAGGGGAAAGTAAGCGAAAGCACGAAAATCCTTGAAGAAGCGCAGGGGAGATTGAATTCATATTTAGCTGAACTGGAAATAGCGCAAAGGTCAGCACAAGACCTGCGAGACGAATCAACCGCAGAGTTGGAGCGCAGTATAGAGGATATTGAGAGTACCAACGCAAAGGTGCGCATTAACGCGGACAAGGAGCGCGCAGAGGACGAAAGCCGCCAATACGCCACACAGTACGACGCCTTGTCCGCAGAGCTTGAGACGGTACGCAGCGCAAAGACAGCGCTCCTTAAAGACGCGCCCCTCCCCATGGCTGGGCTTACCGTTCAAAATGGCGAACTGCTGTACGGCGGTAAGGAGTGGGACTGCATCAGCGGGTCGGATCAGCTTATAGTTTCTACCGCTATTATACGCAAACTTAATCCTAACTGCGGCTTTGTGTTGATGGACAAGCTTGAGCAGTTGGACGTTGGCACCCTGAAAAACTTTGGAGAATGGCTTGAGAGAGAAGGATTGCAAGCCATTGCCACGCGCGTAAGTACGGGTGAAGAGTGCTCCATAATCATCGAAGACGGCTATGTAATCGGTACGGATGCACCGGGCGAGACGAAAAATAAATGGGAAACGGGGGTATTTTAGCAGTGGAAATTACAAGAGGAAAGTTAAAAGTCGCTCAGCGCATTGTGATCTACGGTCCTTCCGGTATAGGCAAATCGACATTCGCGTCGCAGTTCCCTGATCCGGTCTTTATAGATACCGAGGGCAGTACAGCAGAGCTTGACGTCGCGAGAACTCCCGCACCTTCGAGTTGGGCAATGCTTTTAGAACAAGTGCGATACATCAGGGACAACCCAGACACGTGCAAAACATTGGTCATAGATACCGCAGATTGGGCTGAGAGATTGTGTGTTGCCCACGTTTGCTCGGAACGGAAGCTCGCAAGCATCGAGGACGCGGGGTACGGGAAAGGTCTTACATACCTTGCCGAGGAATATGGACGGCTCCTGAATCTGCTGACAGAGGTTAACGACAGAGGCATAACCATAGTCTTGACAGCGCACTCTCAGGTCAAAAGATTCGAGCAGCCCAATGAGATGGGGAGCTTTGACCGTTGGGAGTTAAACCTTGAGAAAAGGAACTCGGCACTCATAAAAGAATGGGCAACAATGGTGTTGTTCGCGAACTATGAAACATTTGTCATCAAGTCCGACAACAAGATGGAGAAAAACAAAGCGCAGGGCGGTAAGCGTGTCATGTATACGGCGTATAACCCCTGCTGGGACGCAAAAAACCGCCTCGGATTGCCTGAGAAGCTTCCCTTCGATTTCGCGCAAATAGCGCCGTACATAGCAAGCTCGGCAACCACACAGCCTCCCATTGCATCTCCCTTAGCAGAGGATGTGACCGAAGAACCGCAGCCGCTTCCCGAGACGATTGAAACTACACCCGCAGAAGAACAGGTTGGAGTCGTGTCCAAGAGCACGGATGCCGCACCGCCGCCGGGATGGACGGATGTCACAAACGTTCCCGATGACGCTATGCCCTTCAGTGATGTCACGACTACAGCTCCTCCGGGTGATATATGGGATGTCTTGAAATACAAGCCTCTGGCTGACCTTATGCGCAGCAGCAAGATAACACCCAACGAAATTCAAGAAGTTGTCGGGAGTCGCGGCTACTTCCCCGCAGATATGCCGATAAACGATTACCCCGAAGAGTTTGTTTCAGGCGTTCTCGTCGCCGCGTGGGAACAGGTGCGCACATCAATTGAATATTCGCCCGGCAGATTGCCGCTTTAAGGGAGGAAAAGAAAATGAGTGAAGAAATAAATAACGGTTTTGTAATGGACTGGGACAGCGAAATCGACAGCGAAGGTCTTTGGACGCTGTTCCCCGAGGGTGAATACGATTTCGAGGTCGTAAAATTTGAGAGAGGGCAACACCCCGGAAGCGACAAGCTCCCCGCATGTCCCAGAGCTGAAATAAGCATTAAGCTTCTTGATGGCGTAAACACAAGCACAATTCGCCATTTCCTATATCTGCATTCGACACGAAAATGGCAGATAAACCAGTTTTTTAAAGGCATCGGCGATTTGAGAGATGACGAACCCTTAGTGCCCAACTGGCTCGGCATAGTAGGTAAAACAGGGCGCGCCACAGTTTATATCGACAAGTGGACAACTCAAAAAGGCGAGGAACGGGAATCGAACAAAATAAGCAAATTTTTGCCGTACGACCCCGCACGCACGATTACATCGCCGCCGGTAACACAACCGGCGCAATATACACCGGGGACGTTTTAGCCATGGAACTCAGACCGTATCAGCTCGAAGCCAAAAACGCCATACAAGGTGAGTGGCAAAAAGGCAACAATAAGACGCTCATGGTGCTTCCAACGGGGACCGGCAAGACAGTGGTCTTCAGCAAGCTTGCCGAGGACTGCGTTCGAGACCGCGAACGCGTCCTCATCCTCGCGCACAGAGGCGAACTGCTCGACCAAGCTGCCGACAAACTTCGTCAGGCTACAGGCTTGGGATGCGCAGTTGAGAAGGCGGAGGAATCCTGTCTTGACAGCTGGTTCCGCGTTGTGGTCGGCTCAGTTCAGTCCCTTATGCGACCACAACGTCTGAGCCGCTTTACACCCGAATATTTCGACACCGTAATCGTTGACGAAGCTCACCATTGCCTAAGCGACAGCTATCAGCGTGTGCTTGGACACTTTGAGAGTGCAAAAGTNTTGGGTGTTACAGCAACGCCCGACAGAAGTGACAAGAGGAATCTGGGGCAGTATTTTGATTCGCTTGCATATGAATACACGCTGCCCCGAGCAATAAAAGACGGCTACCTCTGTCCTATAAAAGCACAAACTATACCATTAACGCTCGATCTGACAGGCGTCGGCATTCAAGGCGGCGATTTCAAGGCGGCAGATATCGGCACGGCATTAGACCCATACCTGCATCAAATCGCCGAAGAGATGGCGAAATATTGCCTTGGTCGAAGAACCGTCGTGTTTCTTCCTTTGATAAAAACAAGTCAGAAATTCCGGGACATCCTATGTGCTACCGGATTTAATGCTGCGGAAGTAAACGGCAAAAGCCCTGACCGAGATGAGATATTGGCAGACTTTGCGGACGGACGCTATGACATACTTTGCAACTCGATGTTGCTCACAGAGGGATGGGACTGTCCACCCGTTGACTGCATTGTAGTGCTCAGACCAACCAAGATTCGCAGTCTCTACAGCCAGATGGTGGGGCGTGGTACACGGTTGTCTCCCGGCAAAGATCACCTGTTGCTGCTGGACTTCCTGTGGCACACAGAACGTCATGAGCTTTGCCGTCCCGCACATCTCATATCCGAGAGCAAAGAGGTAGCAGAAAAAATGACTGCACTGATAGAAGCCTCTGCGAGTCCCCTTGATATCGAAGAAGCCGAGATTCGAGCGTCCGATGACGTGATCGCAGGGCGCGAAGAGGCTCTCGCAAAACAACTGCGTGAAATGAGAAACCGCAAACGTGCGCTTGTAGACCCACTGCAATTTGAAATGAGTATCCACGCTGAAGATCTGGCAAACTATGTGCCGGCCTTCGGATGGGAGTTAGCACCGCCTACTGACAATCAGCTCGGGGCTTTGGAAAAATGGGGCATATTGCCCGACGAGGTCGGCAGTGCAGGCAAGGCGGCGAAACTGCTTGACCGGCTCACCAAACGCAGAATAGAAGGACTTGCCACTCCGAAACAAATTCGCTTACTCGAAAACAAAGGATTCCTAAACGTGGGGATGTGGCAATTTGATGATGCCAACAAGCTGATAAGCCGGATAGCGTCGAATGGTTGGCGCGTTCCGCGAGACATAGACCCCACTGGATATAGAGGTGCTATATGAACACAGAGTATAAAATGAACTTACCGGCGCTTCTTGACTATGTCGATCCGGCAAGTCTCGATTACACCGAATGGCTGTCTGTCGGTATGGCGCTCAAGCACGAAGGCTATACCGTGGCGGACTGGGAAGCATGGAGCAGACGAGACCCGGCACGTTATCATCCGGGCGAATGTGACCGCAAATGGGGCGGCTTTGGCGGTGCGGCAACGCCCGTCACCGGCGCGACAATAACGCAGATGGCTAAAGATAGAGGCTGGCGCTCAGAGACGCTGGGTGGCGGCTACGCACTTGACTGGAATAGTGAAATCAGCGGGAAAGATTCCGTTGTAGTTGATGAGCATTACATTGAAGAACAGGAAATCACAGAACCCATCGATTGGCATCCGGGGGAGCAAATCACCAAGTACCTTTCTACGCTTTTCGAAGCCTCCGATTTCGTTGGGTATGTTTGCGAGACCTACGAAAAAGACGGGCGATACCTGCCAAGTCGTGGAAGTTATACCCGTACGGCGGGAGAACTGCTCGAAAAATTACAGAAATACGGAGACGATATCGGCGCAGTGTTCGGCGACTACAACGTAGAAGCCGGAGCTTGGATTCGTTTCAATCCTTTAGACGGCAACGACGTCAAAAACGACAATGTAACAAATTTCAGGTATGCGCTGGTCGAATCGGACAACATGCCTATTGCCAAGCAAAACGCCATTATACGGGAACTTGAGCTGCCCGTTGCCTGCCTCGTGTTCTCGGGAGGGAAAAGCCTTCACGCTATCGTCCGCGTAGACGCGCCCGACTTTGAGACCTACCGCAAACGCGTAGCATACCTTTATGATGTCTGCAAGAAAAACGGCTTTAACATCGACAGTCAAAACCGAAACCCCTCACGATTGTCCCGCCTTCCCGGTGCTACGCGCAACGGACACAAGCAATTTATTGTTGCCACCCAAATAGGAAAAGGATCGTGGGACGAGTGGTATGAATGGGTAGAGGGCGTCAATGATGATTTGCCCGACCCTGAAAGCCTTGCCGGAGTGTGGGGCAACCTTCCCAACCTTTCACCACCTCTCATAGAAAACATACTCCGCAGAGGGCACAAGATGCTGTTGGCGGGTCCCTCGAAAGCCGGTAAGTCCTATGCGCTCATACAGCTATGCTGCGCTATCGCAGAGGGGCGGCGCTGGTTCGATTGGGAGTGCGCTCGCGGTCGTGTGCTGTACGTCAACCTCGAACTCGACAGGGCAAGCTGTCTGCATCGGTTCAAGGACGTATACGAAGCCCTCGGATGGGATCCTCAGCACCTCGACAACATAGATATATGGAACCTGCGTGGCAAAGCCGTTCCCATGGATAAATTAGCGCCTAAGCTCATTCGCCGGGCGCAGAAAAAGAACTACATAGCAATCGTAATCGACCCCATATACAAGGTAATCACAGGCGATGAAAACAGCGCCGACCAAATGGCGCGTTTCTGCAACCAGTTCGACCGCGTGTGCCACGAACTCGGGGCTGCGGTCATCTACTGCCATCACCACAGTAAAGGCTCTCAAGGGCAAAAGCGGAGCATGGACAGAGCCTCAGGTTCGGGCGTGTTCGCCCGCGATCCCGACGTGCTGCTCGACCTTATTGAGCTCGAAACGACCGAAGCCCTTGCCGCTCAAGAAGAGAANCGCGTNGTCTGNCANGTNTGNNTTGATTGGCTTGACGATGCCTACGGACGCGAAGGCTGGGAAGGCAATGTAAGCCAAGATGACATGTTGTCTTCCAAAAACGCACTGGAAGCCTGTGACAGGTTCTTGGAAGAGGATATAAAACCGGCGTTCTACGAAGCCGTAGACGCTGCGAGACGCGCCGCATCGTACTACACGGCATGGCGCATAGAAGGCACACTCCGCGAGTTCCCACGCTTTGATCCAATCAACCTGTGGTTCACATACCCAATACATANACCCGACGACACCGGCGCACTCGGCGACATCAAGCCGGAAAGCGAAATGGCACCCTATGAAAAAGGTTTGAAACGTAGCCAAGATACCGCAGGAAAAAGGAAACAAGACCGCCGCAAAAGGTTCGATGAAGCTCTCCAATTTTCGGATTTTGGTGCCCCAACAGTCAAGAGCGTGGCTGAATTCTTGGGCTTGGGAGAATCAGCTGTGCGCAAACAAGTGTCAGAATATGGGCATTATATAGATAAAAACGATGGCACNATTAAGCCTAAAGACCTCAACACGGAGCGCGATACACCGTGAATTTCCAATCCATCNACGNGGATGGANTTCCCTGAAATCCAGCACATTCCCTCTCGCGACGTACATAGAATTATCGTCCATCCCTTGGATGGAATNCNCTGAANTTCAGCGTCGCGCATATGCGTCCCCAAATATATATACTACCGTATATATATTACATCCAATCCAAGATTGTCACGGGTATGTAGGGGACGGGGCTTTATGAGTTAGCCCCCGTTCCCCCACGACACCCATGACAGTGACACCGGAAAAAAAGAACCCAATAAAAAGGAAATGGTAATAAGTGGAATGAAACGAAAAACGGCAAAACTGAGATGTGCTGCAACGATGCCGCCGCTTGCACATACGATCCCCCGGGAAGTGCGCAGTGTGGAGAGTAGCGAGGTGATTGGGTGGCTCTTGCAGCAGCCAAGTATCCGCCAGTACGTTTTTGACAAAGCGAAAGAATATCTTGTGTTCGATGCTGAGACACGAACGTGGCGAGGATGTGAATATCATGGCGATTAGTTTCTGGGTGCCGATGCTGCCGCCGACTACAACGCACCAAATGAAGCAAGTGACGGTTAGAGGTGGGAAGCCGACATTCTACGAGACGCCCGAACTCGCGGATGCGCGTGCGAAGTTGACAGCACACCTCGGTGGACACGTGCCGGCGGTACCGTTCTCGACGGCGGTCGGGCTGATGGTCAAGTGGTGTTTCCCGCTGGCGGGCAAACATCACGACGGCGAGTACAAGACAACGAGACCCGACACCGACAACTTGCAGAAGCTGCTCAAGGATGTCATGACGAAACTCGGATTCTGGACAGACGATGCGTTAGTGGCGTCCGAAGTGGTCGAAAAGTTTTACGCCGAGAAGCCGGGTATCTACATCGCGATAAGGGAGTTATAGCCCATGGGAACGAAAATATATTGCGGCAAGTGCGCTGCGAAGGTAGAGCCGCTGTACACGCTGATACGGCAGATCGCCGAAAAACGCAAGTGCGACGGTTGCGGCAAGACGACTAACTGCGGCGAGCATGCGAAGGAGGCGAAACCCTCATGAGAGTACATATAGCCGCGCTGATATTCGCTGCGTCGGTGATCTGCGCATCGGGCGGCACACCGACAGCCGAGAAGCCACCGCAGTACAGCGCACTCAACGCACCGCAGGTGGTCGAAGCGGTCGAAGCCTACACCGAACCCGCCGCCGCGCCTGAGCCGCCTGAGAGCGTCACAGAGGCACCGTACACCGATGCGGAATAGACATGATCGCCCGTACTGTATACGGCGAGGCGCGAGGGTGTGCGCCCGACGAACAAGCTTTAGTGGTCTGGTGCATCCTACAGCGCGTAGATGATGCCCGGTTCCCCGACACGATAGCCGATGTGGTTACACAGCCGTCGCAGTTTCACGGGTATTCCCCGCACAACCCGGTGGATGACGCTATATGTGCCGTAGTCGCCACAGAGCTTGACGCGTGGGCGCAGGGCGCAGACCCGCCGATTCTGCCGCCATACGCGACAGCGACGCCGTACCTGTTCCTTGAAGGATCGGGTTGGCACAATTTTTTCAGAGGGAGTTATTAGCGATGGAACGCATAGTTTTGAGACCATTAAAAGCGATTAGGGCGAAATGTTTGGATTGTTGTTGTGGCAGCGCCCACGAAGTGCGCCTATGTACAGCCGAAACATGCACGCTACACCCCTATCGGATGGGTAAGCGCCCTAAGGGGTATACGGATATACCCGAAGAAGCAGACGAGGAAAACACCGCACCTACGTGCACAGTTGACGGCAACAGCGAGGTGGTGGAAAGATCATGAGTAAACCGCAATTACATCTTTGTCCACTGAGTAATAGCAACAGCAATGAGAACATGATAGTCACTTGTAGCAAAGATTGTGTTGCGTACACGGAGAAATTTAACGGCGGCGAAATGTGCCACTACTGGCGTTGTACAGCTGTCAACAGCCCATGGCGGAGATTGGACGAGGAGTCGGCGGAATGAAACGAGCGCGAATCATGACGGAGAACGGGACGTATGTCCTGACCGCAACTACGTTAGTGCTCGAAGAGGGCACAATGTACATCTACAACGATGAGGCTCTTGTTGGAATGTTCCGCGAGAGTGTAATCATCGAGGCGAACTTGTCAGAACAGAAAGGGGCGACGACATGAGCGAATTTAGAAGCGTCAGATACTACGAAGACGAGACCAAAGCGTACACCGTGTACGAGAACGGTGTAGTCATCAGAACCAACGTAAAGACGGGCGAAGAGTGCGTGTGCGAGCCGTGGTTTTATCGGGGTATCGCATTTGCGCCAAAAATAAACGGCGAAG